GTGTCAAAGCCTGTTCAAAAAACCGACCACCTTTGCTTAAATTGCAAGCTTTGCACAATGTACGAAGATTTGATTCATCATCTGATCCATTAAGTCTCTTTGGCACAATGTGATCGATGTGCAGCTGGCCTTCAGTCTGCCCACAGATTTGGCAACAGTATGAATCCCTAGCCAAGATGCGTTCTCTGATTCGTCTCCAGCCTTTGCGGCTGTCGTTCTGCCATGACCTGCTCATGAGTACCCATTATCTTTGAAGAATTGATAAGCATTGCAATGACTGCCATAACGATGGATGTTGTATTTAATTGACCAATCGATCTGACGATAGGCATCTAGGTTCCTGTACTTAGCATTACGCATCTGACCTAATCCGTAGTGAGATCCATTTATTGCATTGACCTTCCAATTACTTTCTTTGGTAATCAATTGATTAAAGCATTGGAATTGTTTGTAATTAACAATCCTTGAATGAGCATAAAGCTTGTATAAATCAATGCTTTGAGAAGCTTCTGCTGGACTCATGTTTATCACCGATAAACAGAGTACGCCCCCGTAGATAGTTCTCCGCGAGCTACCCGCCAAAGCGGCTCTCGTCGAGAGAGTGATCGTACCGACCATGTCAAATACATTTGTCATGACAAGTCCAGCATCTTTATGCGCGTGTCATCCACAAGTTTTACACAGAGTTGTCCACAGGCTAGACACTGAGCGAACCATTCATTAGCTGTGAGTTCAGAACCCTTATTTAGGCCATGACGTTGTTTGGCCTTGCCGTAGAGCTTGGCGCAGATCGAGCAATCAAATTCCAGAATGTGCATGGACGCTCCTTGATAGATTCTCAATGGGTTGCAAGTTGGCCTGTGTAACCCACCAAGTTGGCTGAGATCGATGGCGATAACGTGCCTTCTTGGCAATAGCTATAGGAATCCATCCGGCAATCCTGAAAGTGGGAGAGTGGCCAGTGACCAAGATGGCAATGTCTGAATCTCGATCAGTCTCACCGATGATCAGTTGGCCTTCGTCGTACTTCGTCCATTTAATCTCAAATTGTGATCCAACGTCAGCTCTGTCTTTGTACTTTGTGAAGTCAGGTTCATAGTCGATACCCAACAAGCTTGCAACAGCCCATTCAGCTGCGTAGGAGTGCGCAACCTGAGAGACGTAGTCGAAATAGGAGAGTGCCTTGTCAAAGCGGCTCTCATGATCTGGATGTAGATCTTTGTTTTCAATGGCTTTCAAAGCTTCAAGTAAGCAACGTACTTCTTGCTCATGAGTAATGGTGTGGTTCATCGGCACTCACCACAGAACCAAATTAGGTTCATTGCTGGATCGCTTTTCTGATAGCCAAATTTATCCAGCTTCTCAATGCGTGAGCATTTGTCACACTTCTCGACTTTATACTCCTGGACTATTTCGCCATTAAGCAAGAGAGTGCCAGTCATGAGTTTGATGTTGATGATCTCGGCAAAATTGCTCATAGCCATACCGGCTTACATTGCTGGTTTCGATCAGTCTCGACGCAGACATAACCTTTGTACGGCTTGCCAGTCTTTCCAACGCCAGATTTGTGATTCATGAAACCGTGCTTGCATTGTGGCGATTGTGCATCGACATTGACGATTGCAGCTTCAGTCGATTCAATGGCTGCGTTAAAGCTCCACGGATCACGTGCTTCTTTGACGGTCAATTCGACCTCTGCCATAGGCGGCACGATCGACAGCTTGTTTTCATAGCTGCGCATCTCTTCAAGTGAAGGCCGAGCAATTCCGTCTGAGAATTTGCTGATTCCGGCGTTGTGAAGCATCCGGCCAATTGCAGAAGTTTCTGCGTTTTCAATGGGATGACGATTGGTGTTGCTTCGGATCTCTTCTGCCCATCCAGTTGCAAATGGAACAAGATCAGTTGTTTCGCGGTAACCATACGCCTTGACGATGTAACGCGTGCCGTCCTGAAAGACAAGCTCTGTGTCAATGCGACCTATGCCGAGATAGTGATTCCAAAACTTTTCGATGCGTTCTGCGACGCTCTCATAATTTTCGAGAATCATAATTGCACTCGATTTGATGCGTGGCGTGCAATTGCTTTGCCTTTAAGAAATCCTTCTCGTTCGCCTTCTCTAAAGCCAACGGAATAAGTGATAGCACTCATTAGAATTGCTGACACGCTCATCATGATGATGATTGATAGTTCATTTCCCACAGTTTCTCTCCCGATCTGTTAGTGTCAGATTTACGGGAGATGACTTAGTAAAAAATTATGTAAAACTAGTAACAGCAAATTGCGCTGAAATTAACTTTACATAATGTAACGAATCGGTATCTGAAAATTATCAGAGAAGTGCCGATAAGTTACAAAAAGTCGGATTATGTAGTCTTCACAATTGTGATGAAAACGTAATTACTGCTCCCATTGTCTGACGTGTTTAGTTGTAGTGAAATTGTGACAGGGAAAACTGACACTTTTCAAGATGCGACACGCGGATCTTTGGTCAGAGAGTGACGGACATGACAGCTCCAAGAATGCACCCAAGCGGGATGATTGAGGTCATCAGCAACGCAAGGCTGGAAGGCAAGCTAGAAATCTTTAGTTACGGTCAAAGGGATGACATACCAAATCCCGGAGATCTGATGATCATCACCACCAACTGGATTAAGGAAAATGCTAGAGTTCAAGAGATTGAGTTCAAGCTGCGTATTCGTGGGAGAGACATGGCGTTATTTGAAAAAGCTGCCCACGAAGCTTTGATGCTTTGGAATGACAATAAACATTGGCTTACCGCATCGATGTCTCAACCCGGAGTCGATAGTCGTCCGATGACTCAAATCCGCAGTACAGATCAAGCTGCGGCAATCAAAGGATTTTATGATCGGAATCGATGAGCTTGGTGTACAGATGATCCAATCTCGCTTCGATGCGTGAAACTTGATCTTTCAGACTCGATCCAGAATTCGGTTGAAGTTCGCTCATAATCGAACGCACAATGACTTTCATTGACGAATAGATGGCTGTCAGTATTGCAATGACAAGACCACCAACAGCCGTCCATTCGCCCACGCTCACTTCTTGTTGCCGAAGCTTGCGTCGTTTGGATTAACCCAGCGAGCTAGTACCGGAACAAGTCCAGCTACCAACCCCAGAGCGAGGTCCTTTGGGTTTGTGTTGCCCGTCATGTAAACAGCTAACGCGCCAGCGACAGAGCTTCTTGCCCATGATGCCAGCATTGCTTTTGCTTGATCCATTAGTTATCTCCTAACTTCAAGCTCCCGATGAGTGTTGCGACCTTCGCTTCACTCAATTCAATTTCAAAGTGCATTTCGTCAATTCTGCCTTTGTAATCTCCGCCCCATTTGAGGCCGTACTTCTTGGCTAAAGCTCTGATCATTGGAACCTTGTCAGCTGGAAACGTGCCGACCTTGCCCAAAGGGTGCTTTGTAGCGTTCAGATCGATAGCTGTTCCAGAGGCATGGTTTGAAAGCTTGTCTGTTGATCCGCGAATCATCCTGAACGCGTAGCCCCAATCGTCCAAAGCACCACCATCTATCGGCTCAATCAGCTCATGAAATTCTTTGCAGAATCCGGCAATCAATGGTGCTACAGTTTTTGAGCAGCGAACCTTGATCTTTGTGCCTTCAATTGGAACGCTGATAATGTTGATTTCAGCTGCATCTTTTGATGCTTTCCAACCGTTATGACTGGATAACATGATCCGAGTTTTCGCAGTTCCATGTGCAGGTTATTTCATTAAGGATTGCTTCGTCATGACATTGTGGTGGAATAAAGGCATCACGATTTTCATCATAGGTGTAACCGATGCCAGCATAATTCTTTCGAATTTTGCCATTGTATGAAGTTTGTTTCCAAACTCCACCGCCTGCCCATTTTGTTGCCCATTGTTCTATCTTCGGTTCATGATCATTTGAAACAACAATTACCCGAACGACAATGCCGTTCATAATTTCTGCACAATGTGCCATTAGTCCACCTGTACTTTCGTGTATCGAACAATGACCAAACCACTACCGCCTGAGGCAGCTGTTCCGTTAAAAGTTGCCCCGCCGCCGCCGCCAGTGTTAGCAGTACCAGCAGTTCCCGTACTTCCTGCTGCACCACCGCCACCTAGACCACCTGCTCCATATGTAACTCCGCCGCCGCCGCCGCCGCCGCCTGCGTAATAACCTGCGACACCTGTTGAGGTAACTGTTGCCCATGATGAAAAAGTATTTGTGCCATTACCACCATTGCCGCCTATGCCAGTTGATGAGTTTCCACCAGTTGCACCTTTACCGCCGCCGCCGCCATGTGCGCGATTAGCACCACCACCGTTGTTTGATCCCGAGCCACCGTCTGAACCTTGACCTGACGTTCCTGTTCCGCCTGCGCCGTCAAATTGACCGCCACCGCCGCCGCCTGAACCGCCTGAGCCACCAGTAGTATTAAAACCACCTGCACCACCGCCGAGAGCGGTTGTCAATGCACCAAGAATTGAGTCAGACCCAGGTGTTTGCACTCCGCCGCCTGCGCCAACTGTCACACTTAAATCTGCAGAAGTTGTCTGAGATGTAAAACTTAAAAATCCACCTGCACCGCCGCCGCCTAAACGACCGCCGCCGCCGCCTGCACAAACTATTGCGTCGTAAGTGAGTAGTGCATTAGTGCCTAAAGTTCCACTTGATGTAAAAGTTCGATAGTAATAAGTAGCGTCAGATGTAAGAGTGCCACCAGTAACAACTAATTTTGTTGCAGCACTAGCGGTAATACCTAAAATTGGATTACGCATTATGCAATGCCGCCAATTATTGTCCAAGAATTTGCGGCCAGTTTGATGGCACTTGCAATCTTGTAACGACCCAGCACGGGTGATCCAATAACCGCACCAGCTGAAACGACTGTTGTTGTTCCGGGTGTTGTAGCTGTAATTGTTGTAATTCCTGCTCCAGCCATGTAGATGTTCAACACTGTTCCAATGTCAAAATTGACGCTGGCATCTGTTGGGATGTAAAAAGTGTTAGCAGAAGCATTGCTCATGGTTACTAATGTGTTTGTACCGTCAGCCAAAACAGCCGTGTAGGTTGTTCCAGTTTGAGCATTTATGGTTAAGCTTGAATCATCTTTTGCGATCCATGCAAAATCCATGTTTGTGTTTGATGCTTTTGAAAGTACTTGTCCAGTTGTTCCGCCTAAAAGATCAGCCATTGACGTTGCAACAGCTTGACCAAAGACTTCAAAGTCTGCTGGTAAATCAGTCACCAAATCGGTTGATGTGGGCATTTGCCAGCTAAATGGGGTGGTTGGATTACTCATGATTTCTCCTTACGAAACGATCGTCGCATTTGCCCAATCCAGAGTTGGATTGATTGTGTTCCAGTGTTCTGTCACAGGTACATCATTCCAACGCATTGCTTGGAGTGAATAGGCAACTGGTGACAAAAATAGGGTGATGCTTACTTGGTTGTATCGTGCTGAAAATGTCCAACCTTCGACAAAGCCAAGATAGGTTCCTGCACTCATGTTCAAAGGTAGATTGGCAATTGAGACAGGCATTCCCATGAAAACCTTGATCAGATTATCTCGATCAGAATCTTCAATTTCAGGATTAGTTAGCTCATAAGTGATTGAGTTAAAGTTGTATTCAGGATAGGCACGAAGGCTCAAATAAAAGTCGGCTTGATCTTGTGCATCAGCTGCGTTGTGCAAAGTGGTTGTAATGATCTGAGCTAGTTCGCCGTAAGCTGCGATAGAAGCTGCATCGCTGGCCGATTTTTCAGCTGATGAAGTTGCGTTGTATTTCAAAGTGATTGAATTGCGAACGTCACCTGCTCGCTGCTGGATTGTAAGACCCGAACCCAATGC